GGTCTCGGTCTCACGCAAAAGCAATTCGACGGCGTAATGGCGAAGTACTTCGAAGTCGTGCCGTCGCTCGTGGCTGGTGGCTCGCAGGTCAGTTCCGAGGAAGTCACCGCGACTTTGAAGCAGGCATGGCCGACCGAGAAGGCGTTTAAGGACAATGTTGCGCTGTCGTATCGCGCGGCTGACGCGATCGCCAAGGCTGCAGGTCTGAACTATGACGACGTCGAGAAAGCTGGCCTCGGGAACAACGCCACGTTCATCAAACTCATGGCTGCCATCGGACCTGAGTTCGGCGAAGCCACCCAGGTCAACGGCGAATCGAGCAGCACGATGAGCAACGAAGCGCAGATCAAAGAACTGATGATGTCGGAGGCGAACACCAACACCAAGCATCCGCAGCACGCGGCCACACGCGCGAAGATCACCGCTTTTTACGATCGCAAGTACGGGACAGCACCCATCGCATAACACAGTCTCCTCGTAGCCCTTCGCCCCGCCATTGTGCGGGGCTTTTTTTCGTCCGCGTTTTAGTCAGGATTCCGACCACTCCCTAAACCGATGATCGCTGTCATTCGGCCCGCAGTGGCGCGCGGACACCCGATCAGCCCGAGACCTCCCATCGCGCCGATGTGAGGGCGTAACACAGGCCCGTTCGACGGACACCCTGATTGGCGACAAGACCACATCGCAAACCTTCGGGAGTTGAACATGAATGACCTGATCACAGCAGCATTCGTCCAGCAGTTTGCGGACGGATTCATGATGGTGGCGCAGCAAAAAGACTCGCGCCTCCAATCCACGGTAACCGACATCGGCGGCGTCACCGGCACGAGCTTTACCGCGAACAACATGGGTACGACCCAAGCCGTTCAGGTGCTCAATCGCCTGGGCGATACCGAATGGCAAGACAACCCGAACGACACCCGCGTCGTGATGATGCAGGACTGGGACTGGTCCACGCCGATCGACAAGTACGACGTGCCTAAGCTCAAGGCAAACCCGCAAGGTCCGTACACGCAGAACGGTGTTGCCGCGCTCAACCGCGCGAAAGACGCTGTGATCTACAACGCGCTGCTCGGCCCGTCGCTCGCTCGCGCATCGGAAGCTACGCCGTACACCACGATCGTCCTGCCGTCCACGCAGAAGATCGTCGATGGTGGCGTTGGCATGACGAAGGCCAAGCTGATCACGACCAAGAAGCTTTTCCGGAAGGTCGAGGCCGATGAGCAAAACGGCGAAGAGCTGTACATGCTGTACGACTCGGAAATGCTCGAAGACATCCTGAGCGACACCACGCTCACCAGCGCCGACTTCATGGCCGTGCAGATGCTTCAAGACGGCAAGCTATCGGGCAAGTGGCTCGGTTTTAACTGGGTTCCGTACGAAGCACTGAAGACGGTTGGCACGGTCAAGACGACGGTTGCGTACACGAAGACCTCGACGCAATTCGGTACGGGTCTGAACCGCGAGATCGATATCGGCCCCCGCCGCGACAAGCGCAATGCGACGCAGATTTACATCGGCGAATCGTACGGCGCTGGCCGCGTGCAGGAAAACAAGGTGGTCACGGTCGATTACCAGTTCTGATGTGACGCGCGGCTTCGGCCGCTTGTCCGTCTCTCGACAATTTTTAGGAGCATCACATCATGGCTGAAGTTCTTTCCATCCAAATGGCGAAGGTGGCGGCAACGCCTTCGGCCAAGCTGCAGACGACTGAGCGTCATGGCCGGTCGCGAATCATGTTCGCGCAGGTCGCATCCATTGCCGGTGCAATTGGCGACACGATCTATTTCGGCCGCATCCCAACCGGCGCGCGCATCACGGGCGTGTGGATCAACAATGCAGCCGGCACGGCATCGAGCACGCTTGCGCTTGGTCTGCGCAAGACGTCCGACAAGACGGTCGTTAATGCTGCAGGTCTTGCAGCAGCTACGGCAATCAACGCGGCGCAGAAGCTGGACGCGATCGGCGTTGGTGCGTTGACGAACGCAGGTCAGTCCTATGTCACGCCGTATGAAGTGGACGTGTACGGCACGATCGCCGGCGCCGCAACGCCCGCCTCGCCGGGTCAGTTGATCTCGGTAACGGTTGACTACGTAGTGGACTGACCGGCACAAACCCGGCTGAGTCTTTGTGTGGTTATGCCGGGGGCGTTTGCTCCCGGCATTTTTGTTTGAGGTTCCGATGACTAGCAGCGTATCCATCTGTTCGAACGCTTTAATCCGACTCGGCGATAAGCCGATTTCGTCGTTTGAGGACGGCACAGATGCGGCCAATGCCTGCGCCAACCTTTACCCGTCGATCCGCAATGCGATGCTGCGCGCTCATCCTTGGGACTGCGCACGTAGGCGCGTCGTGCTGGCGCCGCTTGCTGACGCGCCTGCATTCGATTACGCCTATCAGTACCAGATGCCGGCGGACTGGCTACGCACGCTGCAGATCGGTGATCGTCGCTGCGCGTTGGATTACGTGATTGAGGGCCGGCAGATATTGACCGATGCAAAGAGCCTGCCGCTCGTGTACATCTGGCGAAACCTCAATGAAGCAACGTGGGATGACACGTTTGTCGAGGTCGTGACGGCCAAGATGACATCGGTTCTGGCTTATCCCATAACGCAGTCGGCATCTATGGAGCAAGTCAAAGAGACCGAGTTTCAGCAGCTTTTCAAGCAGGCGAAGGCAGTGAACGGCCAGGAGAACCAACCCGAAACGCTCGGCGACTTCCCGCTGCTCGCCAATCGGCTGAGCGGCTATCGCAACGTGCCGGGGCGCTGATGCCAAAACTCACAATCATCCAGACGAATTTCAATGCAGGGGAGTTGTCGCCGGACCTGGCCGGACACATTGACATCGACCGTTACACCAACGGCGCCAAGCGCATGCTCAATACGGTTCCGCAAGTCGCCGGCGGCGGAAAGCGTCGCGGCGGCACGCGCATCATCGCGCAAGCCAAATATCCCGATCGCACCACGCGCCTGATCCCATTCGTGTTCAACAAGTCGCAGGCGTATCAGCTGGAGGTCGGCGATCTCTACGCGCGCTTCTACACTGCCGCCGGCCAGATCGTTGCAGCCAACGTGCCCATCGAGATCACTACGCCATACGGCCAAGCCGAGGTGTTTAACCTCGAATACACGCAAGGCTCTGACACGATGTTTCTCGCGAACGCATCGTTTCCTATGAAACGGCTGGTTCGCCTGTCATCTGCCGCGTGGTCGCTTGGCGATGCGCCGTTTGATCCGGGTCCTATTGATGAGATCGGTTTGCGCCCCGCTGCAACGCTCAATCTATCAAGTATCGCTGTTGGTGCTGCCACAGCATCGGCCACGTCCAGCGTGTTCTTGCCGAGTGATGTGGGCCGAAATCTCGTGGCCGGTGCTGGTATCGCTGAGATCACAGGATTCACGAACAACTCGCAGGTCAGCGTCAACATCACCTCTGCATTCAACTCATCCGCTGTCGGCGCCAACTCATGGAAACTGGATCAGTCGCCGAACGTCGCGTTGACCCCGTCAAATAGCACGCCAGCCGATGGCGCCGTCACTCTAACGGCAGACGGTCCCGCCATGAGCGTTGCGTCCGTTTCGCTGACAAGCGGGACGATGACGTTGGTCACAAATGCCGCGCACGGCCTCATTGTTGGCGCGCAGTTCGTCTTGTCCGGATTTGAATCGGCGGGATTGGACGGGCTTTATACCGTCGTATCGGTACCGAACTCCACCACCATCACATTCGCGTTTGCCGGGTCGCTGCTCACCGGTGGCACGCTTGGGTCAGTCTATGCATACGGCATCGGTCAGGCGTGGCGAGGCACAGAAGCCGGTAGCTACGTCTCGATCAACGGTGGCCTCGTGCTGATCACGGCAATATCGAGCGCGTCGAAAGCCTTCGGTCAGATCATCAAGGAACTGAGCGCCACGGTCACGGCGCCAGGCTCGGCATGGTCGCTCAAGTCGGCTGTGTGGAATCCGATCGACGGTTATCCGCGCGCCGTCAGCCTGTTTCAGCAACGCCTCTATGCCGCAGGATCGAACAACTTTCCAGAGACGATTTGGGGCAGCGGCACAGGGCTTTACTTCGATTTCACACCAGGAACGGATGACGCCGACGCGTTCTCTTATACCGCAGCGTCCGACCAGGTGAACCAGATTGAGCACCTTGCGTCCTCACGCATTCTCACGGTGCTCACGCAAGGCGAAGAGTTCTCGGTCAGCGGCGGCACCAGTTCGGCCGTTACGCCAACCAACATCGACATCACGAGCCAGTCAATTTTCGGATGCGCTCAGGCGCGGCCGGTGCGCGTTGCAAACGAACTGATCTACGCGCAGCGCGCGGGCAAGAAAATCCGCTGCATGTTTTATGACTTCAACAGCGATTCGTTCCGCTCGCAAAACCTGACACGGCTCGCGGCGCACATCACCGGCCCAGGCATTATCGACATGGCGTTTCAGGCTGAACCGAATCCTGTGGTGTGGATGGTGCGCAGTGACGGTGTGCTGGTCAGCCTCACGTATGACCGTGATGACAACGTATGCGGCTTTGCTCAGCATACGACTGATGGCCTGTTCAAGTCCGTTTGCGTGATCCCCGGCGACGACGAGGATATCGTGCAGGTCGTAGTCCAACGCACGATCAACGGCGCGACCGTGCAGTACATCGAGCAGTTTGACGATACGGTGATGACCGACGCGGCCATTGTAGGCACCGACCT